TACGGGTTCCGGTACAACCAGCGCTATAGGAGGCAGTAATGGCATTACCAGCACTACTCGCCATCGGCGGGTTGTCGGCAGCCCAAGGTATCTTCGGCGGGTTGCAACAACGCCAGCAGATCAAGGCGCAGAATAAACTCACCAAGGAAGCCAACCGCAGGAACGTCCTAGAGGCGTTCCAGGGCGTGTCGGCTATCGAGGTGCAGCGCGGGCAGGTACGCACACAGACCGCCAAGAACCTCCAGTTAGCGGGGCGTATGGCGGACGAGGCGCGTGGCAGCACTCGCGCCGCCCAGGCCGCTGCTGGCGTGAAGGGTGCGAGCGTTGACGCGACCTTGGACGACATCGACCGCGAGCAGGCTGAGGTGTCTGTTGAGCTACAACAGCAGCACATCGCGCAAGAGTTCGACCTGAACAACCGTATCCGTGAACTGATGGTCGGCACCAGTGCCGGCTTAGGCCAGCTCCAGAAGGTCCCGAGTACCGGGAGTATCCTTCTCGGTGGTCTTGTCCAGGGCGGCCTGTCGGCAGGCTCCGCGTACGCCGCCCAGGCGTTCTCTTTCGGTAGTTTCGGCGGTACATCAACCGCTGGCGGCACATACGGCCAAAGCGGCGTAGCTGTCGCCGGTCAAGCTGGATTCCGCTCAGGCGTAGGGCCTGGGCGATAGGAGAGTAATATGGCTGAACTCGATCCGCCGCGCTTGCGGCTAGCCACTGGCAACCTGGGCCAGGTGGGCGGTTACAACCCACAACGATTCCAGGCAGAGCGTGCGCAGGCCGAGGACAACGTAGCGCTCCAGGCCCTGAGTGGCCTGCTCCAGATCGGCGAGGGTATCGCCCAGGAGAAGTTCGCTTCCGACGTGAAGCAGGAGTACATGCAGGGTCAGCGGGCACGGATGCTCGGGCAGGCCCTAGAGGACGTGGAGGGCGACCCGCTCGCCCGCCCATTTATCCGAGGTGGCTTCCAAGACCAGGACTACCGTATCCGCCAAGCGGAGATGAGTCAGCGGGTGCAGGCGTTCATCCAAACCAAAGGGCGCATGTTGCCGCCTGAGCAGTTCCTTCAGGAGTTGGGGCGAGAGTCTCGTGCGATCCTAGAGGGTATGGGTGACGGCCTGTCCAATCAGGGTCGTGCCCAGGCCCTCGCCTCCCAGACCCAACTGGAGGAGGCCCTCGTCGGTGCGCACGCTAAGGCGTACAAGGCGTGGGGTATCGAGGAGGCAGGTAAGCGCATCTCTGCGCAGGGTAACAGCATCCTGACAAGCTATGGCAAGGCCAAGCTCGGTGGTGACTTCGAGGCGCAGCAGCAGTACGCCTCGCAGATCGTAGGCTTCTACCGTGATGTGGCCACCTCTGACACCTTGCCCGAGGATATGCGGCAGCAGGTGGCTGAGCAGTTCCTGATGGGTGTGCTCAGTGAAGATCACCGTGAGGTGGTCACAGCCATGAAGGACATGGGCCTCCTGGACACCCTCGGATTCGACACCCGTGTAAAGGTGAACGAAGGGATTCGAGCCTCGGAGGGCCGCACCCGCGCCCTGGACGCCGTAGGGGTCAGCCGCAGCTCTGCTGAGTTCGAGGCCCGTGTCGAGCAGGGTAGCATTACACCCGAGGACATGTTGCTGTATACGGCGCAGGAGGCTGCTGCGGGCCGTATGACCGCGAATCAGCAGAAGGCTCTGTGGGACAAGTGGTACACGTCGAAGTCGAACAAGCAGGCGTTGGTGGGTGCTCTCGATGCCCTGCAACGGGGCGATAAGCAGGCCCTGGACAATCTCGGCTGGTCTGTGCCCCAGGCCCTCGATGCCTGGTACGAGCAGGCAGACCTCCAGCAGATGCCGGTGGCCACCAAGGCCGCAGCGGCTCTGCGTATGGGGACGCGCCTCGGTACTATTCCTAAGCGTGCAGCGACTGAGGTGAACGCCGCCGTGCGCAGCCTAACCCTGAACCCGGACGCCGCAAACCCGGCTCAGGTTGAGCTTGTGCGGGCCTTCGTGGACGAATCCATTCGGGTATCCACCACGAACCCTGCTGGCGAGTCAACCCTCCTGAGTGCCTTGGACCGAGAGATTCAACCGCTGTTCAGCCAGATGCTGGTGGACGTGCCGAACGGCACCGACCCGGTGCAGAGCCTGCGCAATGCGGCCCTGGCCCAGGCAGCCTACGAGAAGCTCGACCAACCCTCCAGGCAGGCCCAGACCCGCAAGCTGGAGGAAGCGGTGCAGGCTGAGATTCAGACCGGCAAGTTCGCCCAGCTCTGGGGACTCGTCACTGAAGGTAGCAGAACTCGGAACGAGGGTCAAGCGTTCGAGACGCTGCGGGCACAGACCACCATGGAGGCAGCGGCTCTGGCACGTCAGCCCCAGTACGCTGGGTTGTCGCCCAGTGCGATTGCGAAACTGGCCACTGCCAGGGTCCAGGCGCGCACCATTGAGGTCAGCCCCAAAGGCAGCAAGACCACGCGGGTAGTGCTTCCCAGAAATGTCGCACTAGAACGACTAGTAGATAACCCCCGAGCCACAAAAGATCGAGTGTCGGCTGCGCTGGTGGAGCTGTACCCGCCCTCTGCAAAAGGATTCCAACGAGAGTTCTACACGGACGGCGCGGGTGTATGGACGACGGAAGTGGATTCCGATGGCGTTCCCGCAGAACCGGAACTGGTGAATTGGCAGCGCGTCAGTCAGCAGATCGACAAGCAGATCGACGAGACCGTCGGCAAGGCCAACCGAGCCTACGCGGGTGAGGTGGTTAAGCACGGCGATGTCGAGCTGAGTATCTCGGGCCGCACCAGTACAAGCATTCGACCGGATGCTGTGTTGCAGTGGCGCCGCGATCTGGTACAGCAGGAAGGCATTCGCCTCACCGCGTACAAGGATCGTAACGGGGTGGCTGTAGGTGTCGGCGAGAATGTCACCGGGCGCATGAAGGTGGGCGACACGATCACCCGCGAAGAAGCCGAGCTGGCCTTCCTCGACAGTTCCGACAAGGCGCTGCTGGAGGGTGAGCGCATTGCGCAAGAGCTGGGCGTAACTGCCGTGTGGTCGAAGCTGGCCCTCGGCAGTGCCGTGTATCAGCTTGGCCCGCAAGGTGCACGGGGGTTCGAGAAGACCTTTGAGGCAATTCGCAACAAGGACTTCGACACTTTCGAGAAGCAGGTGCGGAAGTCCAAGTGGTACAAGCAAACCCCAGACCGTGCCGAGTACTTCATCACGAAGATGAAGGGGCACTTCTACGGAGACTAACGGAGGCTACATGGCCAATCCCACACCACCGAAGATTCAACTCTCCCCGGAGGAGTTCGCGCAAGTGAACGAGGGTGCGGCCACCTCCCCCACCCAGGACTGGTCCCCAGTGGACCAGGGCCTGGCTGGACAGATTGCAGAGCGCGAGCAACTGCTTCGTGCTCAGCCGCTTGAGATGGCCATTGCTGACGACAAGCGCAGCACTTGGGACACCTGGCAGGCCGGTCTACAAGAGACCGAGACCGCGTACTTGCTGCGGGCGTACTTGGAGGACCGGGACGAGATGTTCCCGCGCCACGACCCGAACTTCGACATCAAGCGGGAGTACGGCGACATCCTCCGTGCGCACGGCATCCAGGACAACGACAACAACCTGACTGCCCTGTCCAAGGCCACGTCCTCAGAGGAGGCGAGCTGGATCGCTACCTCCATCGCTGATAAGGAGGCCCGCCAGGCCGTCTTAGCCCAGCATGGTGCCCTCGCCTTTACAACGGCCATGGTCGATCCGCTGACCCTGCTGGCAGACATCGCCACCTTCGGCGGCACCAGGGCGCTGAAGATGGGGAGGCTATCCTCTGCCATGGCAGGCGGGAGTTCTGCCGTCGCCGTGTCTACTATGGCGGATTACGCCGGCAAGGATTACGAGGTGCTGGACCACGCCATTACCTTCGGTGTGACTGCCGGGGTGTTTGCCCTGTTCGGCGGGCGTGGCCTGGACGGCCTCCGTGCGCAAGTGGGTACACCCGGTGTACCCGCCGACATGTCCTCCCGCCTGACGGACTTCCTCTCGGAGACCGACAAGCTCATCTCCCCATCCGCTGAATCAGCAGCGTTGCTGGCCAACGTGGTGGACGATCCAGTACGTCGTGCTGGTATCCTGACCAACGATAACGCTGTCAGCACCTTCCGGGTGAACTCTAACGTCCTCGACGGCACCTTTGCCAAATGGACCGAAAGTCTGGAGAGGGTTATCGCCCAGCGCGAAGGTCTCGGTACGTTCAGTATCAAGATGGACGCCAGTGGCCGTTACGGCGCAGCGCGGGATGCGCTGGAGCGCAGGGTGGCAGAGGAGTTGGCCCGCCGCGATGCAGAGTGGACCCGCTTCGGTGCCGTCTCCGACGTGCGCATTGACCCGGACGTAAAGCGTCTGGCCGACGAGTACGAGCAGATGATGACTCAAGGGGCGGAGCTAGCCAAGCGCCAGGGTCTAGCTGGGTTCGAGGACTTCACGCCCCGCCCCGGATACTTCCACCGCTCCTGGAGCGAGTCGAAGATTCGTGCCCTGGAGGACGCCTATGGTCGCAAGACCGTGAAGAACCTGCTCACCGAGAGTATCGTGCGGGGCCTTCGCCTGACTAAGAAAGAGGCTGGGTTGATCAGCACCGCGATCCTCACCCGCGCCAGGTCCAAAGCTGCCGGATTGCGCCCAGAGTTCATGGGTGCCCTGGGTAAGGCCGACACGGATGCGATCCGCACAATGCTCGTGGAGGCCGGTACAGACGACGCTACGATCAAGAGCGTCATGGGCCGTATTGAGCAGAACCTTGACGAGGCGGGCAAGTCAAAGTACAGTAAGACCCGCCTGCCGTTGGATATGACTGTGAAGATCACCACGCCGGATGGGCGTACCATCTCGGTGTTGGATATGATCGACACGGACCTCAGCCGCCTGGCTGAGAACTACAACCAGCAAATGGCAGGTCGTTCTGCTCTCGCAGCAGCCGGTGTAGGTGGTGACGATGCAAGCATCCAAGCCCTTCGCGGGCGTTACTACGACACCCTAGTGAACGCAAGGCTCAAGGATGCGGACATTGACGACCGCATGCTCCAGTTCGATCACCTAATGTCAGACTTCACCGGCAACCGTCCACCTGGCACTGTGCTGGGTGTAACTGCCCAGCGGGCCAAGAGCCTCGCTCAGGGCACTATGCTGGCAGCCTCCGGGCTGTGGCAGGTGGCTGAGTATGGCACCTTAGCATACCGTCATGGGGCGGCTCGTACCACAGCGGAGTTCTTCAAGCAGTTCCCAGGAGTTGCTGGCTACCTGCGCAAAGTAGGACGGGACCCTGACCTGTACGACGAGCTGACCTCTGTGGTTGGTCTGGACCTCGCCCGTGATGTCCGCGTGCGCCCCTGGCTTAGGCAGTACGAGGCGAACCTCACTGCCCGTGATACCCTGCTGGATCGCGTGTTGTACCTGGGCAACCAGGCCACGCCAATCCTGAACGGTATGAAGTTCGTACACACGCACCAGGTCCGCCTGAACGCCAACCTCACCATGAACACCATCGGCAGGGCTGCCAAGGGCGACCGCAAGGCGTTGCAGCAACTGCGCGAGTACGGCCTGGACGACACGGCCTGGGGCAAGATCAAGAAAGCCATCGACGACAACGCCGAGTTCAAAGGGAAGAATGTCAGGAGTATGAACTGGGACGGTTGGCCGCAGGATGCGGTCGATGCCGCCCTGAACGTCGGCGCCCGGATCATGGACGACACGATCCTGTACGGCAGGGCGGGTCAGGGTAGTAGCTTTGCCCGTAGTCAGCTCGGCCAGATTCTCGGCCAGTTCCGCAGCTTCGTGAGCTTCGCACACAACAAGCTACTGCGCGGCACTATCCAGAACTCAGGCTACACCGGACTGGCAGTGCTGCTGGCGTACCAGTACCCACTCACCATGATGATGGTAGCTGCAAATGAGCTACGCAAAGGTGAGTCAGTGGACCTGGGGTCAGAGGCAGGTCTCATGAACCTGGCAAGCAAGGCCCTTGGTTACACCGCAGGTATCGGCTTTATCGGTGACGCTGCTGGTATCGTCGGCCTGACCGGTGGGCGTGGTGGGCTTTCGGCCCCCGTGCTCGGTCTGGCTAACGCCCCTGGCAGTATTGTGCAGGGGACGGGGCACTTGCTCCAAGGCGAAGGCTCTGAGGCCCTCGCAGATTACATGCAGGCTGCTCGTACAGCACTCCCATTCGTGGGCGTGTTTCCGGGGACTGCACTACTACAGAACGCATTGAAGGAGTAACAACTATGGCACAAACACCCAGTACATGGGCCGATTACGTAGGCGACGGCGTAAAGGATACGTTCCAAGTCACCTTCCCGTACCAGAAGCAACAGGAGGTGTTTGTGACTGTGGACGGAGCACCGGCAGCATTCACATTCATCTCAGCAGGTTGGGTTCAACTGGCAGCGGCCCCGGCAAACGGGGCCGCAATCCGCGTACAGCGTAGCACCGAGGCTTTCGAGCCTCGTCACGAGTTCGCCAACGGCGTACCCCTCCTCCCACGCTTTATCGACGAGAACAACAAGCAGTTCCTGTACGTTGTACAAGAGGCTGTGAACGAGACTGCCGGCGTCGCCGCCGATGCGTTGAGCACTGCGGAGGGGGCGGTGGTGATTGCACAGGCTGCGTCCGATAAAGTTGATGCAGCGACACTTGATTCTGCCCTAGTGTTGCGGCAGGAGCTGGCCGGGGATGGCGGCGCTGCAATGATTGGGCGTGGCGTTGTAGCAGTTGATTCGGTTGCTGATCTGCTGGCGTTGCCGGAGGGGCAGCGTCGGGAGGATTTGCGGTATTTGGTTACCAGCTACCATGGTGAATGGGCTGCCGAGGTGCCTTATCGCGGCCCTAGAGGGGGCGGTGAATTCTACTGGTCCCCAACCCACCCCCGTTCGTTTCATAACGGCATCACTGTCATTGACCCCGACGCGGCGTGGGACGGATCAAAGGGGGCGCTTGACTCGTTTTTCAGCCATGCGGGCAGTGGTAACGGCTGTTTCATGAGACGAGTCACAGGCGTCCTGAATCTGCACGACTGCGGTGCGTCAGGGGATGGCTCAACCGACGATACCGTTCCCGCGCAGGCGGGGCTAGATTATATCGGCAAGCTCGGCGGCGGATGCCTTCTCGTGCCGGAAGCTGACTTTCTCGTCACCAACCTGATAATGAAATACGCGAGCATTTCCGTGAAAGCCATGGGGCCGCGCTCATGCTTCCTTCGCCCTAACGACTTCACCGCGCTGCACCGTCCGACCATCTGGATCGCTCGCAATCATTGCTCGGTCATCGGGGTTCGCTTCACTTACACCGGCTGGGACAGCACGAACATGGCCTCGCTGCTGACCATGCGTCCGGACGGTAATTCGTACTATGGGTGTCATATCGCCGTGGGCTACACGGAAATGTGGACGGCAATTAACACAGGCGTATACCACACGCTGTTCGGTGTGCAGTTGCAGGTTGTCCGAGACACGCTGATTGACGGGGTGCGTATCGTCGGGGCCGCTATTCACGGCATCGCGCTAATGAACGCCGTGGGCAACGAGGTGCGCAACTGTAATATCAGAGAGTTCAAAGGAACCGGGATATACGGCTACATAGCGCCAGAGTCGGACATTCACCACAACAGGCTCAAGTCGAGCCGCGACGATGCGATTTACCTGGGCGGGTCGGATGCCCACATGAATGGGGTCTGGACGCCTCTTACCACCGATGAGCTTGTGGATGTCAGCATCCATCACAACAAAGCATTCAAGATCGGCGCTAAGGCGTTCTCCGCGTCCGGGTACAGTGGCGTCTCGATTCAGCACAACTTTCTGAACGAATGCCGGACATCAGCGATCTTTACCGGCAACGAGCCGAGCCAGGGCGTCAGCGCATCACGCAATGTGGATGTAGCACACAACACGCTCATCGGTGCGTTCGGCGGTTTCGGCGAGGCGAGTGATGGCTACGGCTACAGCGCAGATATAGTAACGGCCGTCGGCGGGGTGCATTTCGCAATCGACCTGTCGCAGTCCTACACCGTCTCGGTGTCTGAGAATCTGGTCGTGCGCTCGCCTAAAGTGAACGGCCTAAGTGCTGCCCGCCTGGGCTTTGGCCTGGATACGCTGCGGGGCGCAACAATAGAGGACAACCGGTTCTATGGCTTCCAGCGCGGAAACCTCGGCGGGGAGTCATCAAGCGGGCCACAGGCAAGCGGAGTAGCCCTTCGACGTAACAAGTTCAGAAACGAAGAAGAGAACAGCGCCATTCGCTTCGTGCACATCGGGGGCAGCTCTTACGATATCGACCTTGAGGATAACGATTGGCATTCGGTCGCGGTCGCGGGGGGGGCCTGGGCGGCGATCTGGTTCGGCGCGAACGTCAAAGCCACTCTGCGCGGAGGCAAGTTCGATTTGCCAAATGGGTTGGCTATGTACGCTCGCGCCGAGACCCCCATTGCAACTATCGAAGTAAGCGGAATTCGCAATACCCAGTCCGACGTAGGCAGACCTTCTTCGATTGGCCGAAGGGAGGTGTGGTCGTCCGGCGCCCCCTCCCTCGGGACGTGGGAGCGCGGGGATGTTGCGTGGAATGACGCGCCTTCCGCTGGAGGCGTGGCAGGCTGGGTCTGCGTGGCAGGCGGGACGCCAGGAACGTGGAAAGCGATGGCGACGCTAGCTGTTTAGCGAAGCCGCGACGCAACCAACGGCGCAATACATTGCCCATCGTTATCAATCCGCCACGCCTTAGTGGCCCTTCATAAGGAGCCTGTATGACCGCTTCCCAAGAAGTCCTCGGGGAACTCCACGGGGCACTGGCACAGCTTATGCTCAACGAGCTGCGCTGGTATCAGGAGCAAGACCCGCCTATCCCATTACCGGCTGCTGATAAAGCAGCCATCGCAAAGTTCCTCAAGGACAACGCCATCACCTGTGATCCGGCCTCCAGTGACGACCTGGAGGAGCTGCGGCGTCAGCTTGAAGGTAAGCGTGAGGGGAACGTAACCCGCCTACGTACCAAACTGGAATTGGCCAAGGGCGATGTCGCAGCATTGTACGGAGCATAACCTATGGATGTCCGCGAACGGTTTGAACGGGCACAGCTTGTCCGCGAGATGTACCCGGAGTTCGTGGACTTCTGCCGCGATGCAATGGAGTACCTCGGGTACAGTATGACCTGGATGCAGGAGGATATTGCAGAGTTCATGCAGTACGGTCCTCAGCGCTCCATGGTCGCCGCCCAGCGTGGTGAAGCCAAGAGTACCATTGCATGTCTGTTCGGCCTCTGGAACCTGGTGCAGGACCCCACACATCGTGTGGTCCTCATCTCCGGTGCCCAGGACAAGGCTGAGGAGAACGGCAAGCTCATGCACGGCCTGATCCACAACTGGCCGCTGTTGCAGTACCTTGCCCCGGATAAGTACGCCGGGGACCGGACCTCTGTGCTGGAGTTCGACGTGCACTGGTCCTTGAAGGGTGTGGACAAGTCTGCATCCGTGAACTGTCTGGGTATCACCTCGTCCCTGCAAGGGTATCGTGGCGACCTGCTGATCAGCGACGATGTCGAAACCACAAAAAATGGCCTCACCGCCACTGAGCGGGCAAAGCTCATCACGCTCTCGAAGGAGTTCACCTCCATCGTCGCAGACCGTAATGGTCGTATCTTGTACCTGGGCACACCGCAGACGCGGGAGTCCATCTACAACACCCTGCCAGGCCGTGGCTTCACTGTCCGCGTATGGCCAGGCCGGTTCCCCAAAGCTAGCGAGTTACCGAAGTACGGCGACGCGCTGGCGCCCAGCATCCTCGAAAGGATGGCGCTGCTCGGCGACCGCTGCCAGACTGGCCGTGGCCTGGACGGTACTCGTGGTTGGAGTACCGACCCTGAGCGGTACTCTGAGGAGGAGCTGTGCGATAAAGAGCTGGACCAGGGGCCTGAGACCTTTGAACTCCAGTTCATGCTGAACACCTCGCTCTCCGACGCTGCACGGCAGCAGTTGAAGCTCCGCGATCTGATCGTGGCCGACTTCTCACACGAGCAAGTACCGGAGAGCGTGTTCTGGGCAGCAGACCCAAGATTCAAGATCGACTTGCCGCAAGAGTTCCCCGTGCAGTCCGTGGAGATGTTCCGCCCGGCTAGCGTGCACGAGCACTTCGCGCAGATCAAGTCGATGACCCTGTTCCTAGACCCTGCCGGTAACGGTGGGGATGAGCTGGCGTTTGCGATTGGCGGTGCTGTTGGGCCGTACATCCACGTCGTAGCCTGGGGCGGGTTCAAGGGTGGCGTCTCTGAAGATAACCTCGACAAGCTGGTTCAGTTGTGCAAGGACTTCGGGGTGAAGGTCGTCCTCGTAGAGAAGAACATGGGCGCAGGTACCGTGACCCAGCTTGTCCGTAACCACTTCCTCGGGATCGGTCCTGATGGTAAGCAGCGCCTCGCAGGCGTTGGTGTAGATGAGCGCCAGAAGACCGGGCAGAAGGAACTGCGGATCATCAACACGATCCGTCCAGTGATGCAGAAGCATCGCCTAGTGCTGCACCGCAGCGCCGTAGAGATGGACCTGGAACTGCTCAAGCAGTACCCGTTGCAGCACCGCGACGTGCGCTCGGGCCTGTACCAGATGCACAACATCACCTCTGACCGAGGCTCCTTAACCAAGGATGACCGGTTGGATGCTCTTGAGGGTCTGGTGGCCGCACTCATGGGCTTCCTCGTGATCGACGAGGTGAAGGAACAACAGCGCCGCGATGCGGCAGTAGTGCAGGAGTTCCTGCGTAATCCAATGGGCACAGGACCAGGTGTAGGTCGCCCACTCAAGTCGGGCCACCGCGTTATGCGAAAGAGGTTCGGGAGATGACAAAAATGTCTGACTTAAAGATCGACGCGGCGGCGCAGGCTAGCATGAACGTGCCTATCACTGGAGTGGCTGCGGCCACCATCCTGGGCTACACCGTAAGCGACTGGCTGGTGATTGGTGCCGTGCTCCTGACGGTCCTGCAACTGGGGTATATCGTGCGGAAGTGGTACTTGCTGGAGCGGGGTAAGACCGATGAGTAAGTTCAAGGCGACCCTGACCGCCGCTGCCCTGGCCCTCGGCCTGGGTACTGGGGTCGTGTACAACGCAGCCGAGTTCATCGGCCCCAAGGAGGCCCTCCGCACCGTACCGTACAAGGACATCGGAGGCGTCACTACCTGGTGTTACGGTCAGACCGTAGGCACACCCAAGGCCCAGTATACGGCCCAGGAGTGCGCTGAGGACCTGTTGAAGGCTGTCCAGGTGTACTGGGACGGTATCCGCTTGTACGTGCCTGACGAGGCTCCTGAGAGCGTTAAAGCGGCTATGGTCTCCGTGGCGTACAACGTGGGCATCTCAGGTTGGGCCTGGGAGCGGAACGCCAGGGGCCAACGGGTCCCCTCCCGCTTCCGGGTGGCCCTGGCTGCACATGACTGGAAAGCCACCTGTTACGCGATCCAGGCCCCTTGGCAAGGTAAGCACGGGGTAGCCCAAGGGTACAAGGCAACGGTGCAGGGTAAGCCTGTACGGGGCCTTGAGAACCGTCGCTGGGCTGAGTACCGACTGTGCATGGAGGACGTGCGATGAGGCTCACGGTAGCCCTGATCCTGGCCCTCGTTGTAGCGGTCGGGGCGGGCCTGTACGCTGCGCAGAAGGCGTGGCAGTACCATCGCACTGCCGAGAGCCTAGCGTCGCAGCTAGAGGCCGCAGAGGCCCGAATTGGGCGTATCCAACAAGGGGTCCTGGCTGTCGAGGCCAGGGCCACTACCGTAGAACGAGAGGTGCGAGGTGCGCTGAATGAAGAACCTGCTTGGCGGGATGCTCCTGTGCCTCCTGCCATTCGTAGCGAGCTGTGCAAGCAGCTCAAGTGCTGAACCCATCCGCTGCCAACATCCCGTTGTGCAACCGGACACCAACGCTGGATTGGTCCTTGGACTGCTGGCGTACCACAAGGCCGTAGAACAGTGCAACGCGCTGAACGGCTTCATTGACTGAAGGAGAAACACCATGGCTGGCGCTATCAACGCTGCAACCCCGGCTCAGGTCCTCACTGCTCGTGACGCAGTGGTTAAGCTGGAGAAAGAACTGCAACTGTACGCGCAGGGTTACATCACCGCTGGTGAGGCGAATACTGCTCAGGCTACTCGTGTGAACGCTCTGATCGACGCAGCCCTGACCGCTCTGGCTCCGCTGAATACTGGCGTGTAACACGTACCGTGCGAGGTGCCTTGGTCTTTCCGAGGCACCTTGGGGTGTACTCTGTATCGGGTGGGTTGGGTGGGCGTGTTCTAACTGGCGGCTTGGATTTGCTGTAACCATCCGCCAGACCTCCCACTACCGTGAAGGACCGCGCGCCCCCATGCCCCCGCGTGCGCGTTTCTTCGCGTGCCTGCGCGGGGTATTGCTCGCGTGCGTTGTGTGCGCGTACTAGCCTCGCGGGTACGTGCACTGGCGCGCACCTACGTCGAGAGGTTCGGGTACACGGCGCGTGGAGAGGTTCTAGCGCGGTGCCTAGTACACTGGGGCGGGTGGCCCTGGCTCTCCCTGGGTGGCGGGCTTGGTTCCCTGGTGCGCCTGGTGCGCCTCCTCCCTTCCCTGGTACGTTCTCTCCCTGGTGGGTTCGGCTCCGTCGTCCTGGTGTGGGTGCGGGGCCTTACCTCTTTTCGTCGAGGAGTGCCGGGCCGCCTTGCCTCTTTTGCTCATGGACTACCTTGCCTCTTTTGCGGGGCTGGTTTGCCTCTTTCGCTGGCTTGCTTCGCCGGGCTTCCGTCTTCGACGGGTGGGGCCCCCGTTCCCCACGCCTTCGAGCGCTCGATCTGGCTTCGCCGCTCTCGCTTCTCTCATGCTAGTGCGACAATTCTTTTAGGTATAAGTACAGGTTGGTTATATAACGAATTGGTATTGACGGAGCTTCGATAGGTCTGTAGAGTTCGCCACATGGTTAGGCCATAAGCGACACGGACTAACCAAAGGTTGACAAGCTAGGCCAGTAGGCTTAGAGTGACAACCAAGCAAGGCAAGTAAGTGGCTTAAGCCTAGGGGGCTTAGTCAGGTGGACAACGGCACACGCCAGCCACTTACAGTCGATCAAGGTACGGCGCAGGCTAACCAAGGTTGACAAGCCAAGCGGATGCTGTAGAATGCGACACCAGCAACACTGATTCACCGCTCTTTAACAAGTTAAGACTGCTGTAGTGTATCCACAGGAGGCACTACCATGCGATTGATCCACAGGGTTAATGAAGACGTTAGGGTTTACCGTTGTACCGAGTACAATGAGTACATTGTAAAGGTCAAGGGGGAAGCCAGACGCTAGTTACCATACGGACGATAAGCAGGACGCGCTAGATACCGCGAACATTATCGCGGCCAGCGAGTGCGGCGCCTTGAAATAGGCGCTACACTACAGCAGTCTTGACAAGCAAGATCGCAGCTAGTACAGTGCGAATCGTCAGCAGGCAACTGCCGAGGCGCAAGCCGGTGGTATCTAGGGCACCCCGAATCCTAGGTTGAAAGCGTAAGAAGTGCCGACAGCGCAGAGGCAAGCCACTACGGTGGTCGGTCAGGTGGAACGCCTGACAGGTTGACAAGCAACGCCTAGTCTGTAAGATGGGCACCAAGTAAGACGCAAACTGTGATGCGCAGTCAGGTGCCGGGCACCTGCCAACGTGGGGATACAAGCGCCTACGGCTTCGGCTGGAAGCGCGGGACTACGTACCACTGCGGGATAACCTGAGCCGATGGCGCACACCGGAGTAGCGCACGACAGACGGGAGTAGACCGACCGCACCGCCGGGATTAGTGGCCCATGCCATGAAGCCGGACAGCGATAGAACGGCGTGAGTACCGTGACGTTAACGGCGAATCGTGAACACGGCAGGCCGACCCTGCACTGAGTCACGACAGTCCGGGAGTAATGCTCTCCCGCTGACGATGGCCTAGCAGGGCCGAAACTGAATAACGGAGGCGCAGCCATGCAAGTGAACAATCCCGCAATAGATCGTAAGCTGCGCCGCAAGGCAAACCGCCAGCAGCGCCGAACCGCTGCACTCCCGCTTGACCTGAGCGCGATGCAGAAGCGTGCCGAGCACGATGTCCGTCTGCGCTGCAATCTGAGCGAAGCCGCCATGATAGGTGTGCCCGGTGCCGCGAAGGCCAAGCGCAAGCTCAATGATGTCTGGACTAATCGTAACAGCCGGAACCTGACCGGGTTCTGGAATCCGGGAGCGTGAGCCATGTACATCGACGTACTCGAAAACCGTGCTGAGGCACAAGCTGAGGCCGACTTCCTGACCGAGTGTGGTGCTGGCATCCGCTCGTACAAGATCATCGAATTATCCGACGGCAGCGCCATGCTGCTCGCTTATCTCTGAGAGGAACTACCATGCGTACTCAAAAGCAAATCCTGACCGCCATCCAACATGTCGCCATCAACGGCAAGGCGCTTGATGAATCCGTGCAATCCATCGGGCTGGACATTCTCCAGCATGTCGATGCCCATGGCGAAGTGAGCCTGGCTTGCAAGCTCCTGAAGGCGCTGCCCAAGGGCGCCCGTGGCAAGGCATTGGCCGATTGGTTCCAGACCTACGGCAAGATCACCGTGAACACTGACAAGGCGACCGCCAAGCAATTCCCGCTAGTGTTCCACAAAGAGGGCAAGACCGACCTCGAAGGCGCCGCCGCTAAACAGTGGTATAAGTGCAAGCCTGACCGCCCACTGGCCGAGGAGTTTGATTTCGCCGGCAAGATGCAAGCGCTACTACGCCAAGCGCAAGCCGCCCGTGACGCTGGCAAGCCGGTCAAGGGCGCTGACGTTCTCGATAAGCTGCTGACCATGGGGGCATAGTATGCCGATCACCAAGGAACAAGCGCTGGAGCTGGTGCGTTGTCTCGCTGAAGACTTCGCACTGCTCGCCAGTGGGGAGTGGACACCAGACGACGATAGCTGCGCTGCTAGTCTGGAAGTTGTCGAACGTCTGCGGGCGTTCATTGAATCCGTGCAGGTGCCGACGCACCCGGCTGACCGACGGGCCATGTCCACCCGGCAAGCAGCCGCCCGATATACTGGGTGGCTCGGACCACTTGACCACTGGCACCGGAACAAGCCGCTACCATTTAACCCCGCGTATGATCCCGGCGCCGATGCCAGACGTAGCCGGATCACCGCCAGCATGGAGCGCGATGGATACTACACTACGCACACCCGTGAACAGTGCGCCGTCGAATGGCGCCGCCGATATGATGAGGACAAACAATGCGCCAAGTAATCGAGAACGTCCACACCGGCGCCCGCTGGTCTACCGTAAACGGCGACGTGTGGCGCAAGGACTGGAACGGCACCGGAGACAACTACGTCCAAGCCGGCGCAGTCTGCCCACGCTTCAATCCATTTAGCAAACGTAATGCGGACAAGTTCCGCAAGGTGGTCTAACATGCGTCCCGTTCAAGAAACATTCCGCGCCGTCATCGAGAACGGCCACTACGCCACTGATCAGGTGCGCTCGGAGTTTATGTGCTGGGCGTTGTGCTTCGCCCTGATGTCTGATGACATTACCCTCGATGAGTTCTGTACAGCAAAGCGTGCTATCGACGAGTACCTCGACGAGCTGGGATACCCCTCGGGCGCTCTGATGTACGTGGCCTTGCAAGGCATCGGCGCGTGTCCCGAGAGCGTGAGCGCTTCAACGTGGGCGCCCGAGGATGGCAAGGCATTTTACTACGATTGGGACAAGCGCCCACGGCAGGAGGTGTAGCATGAGCGTAGACGTTCAAGAAGTGTTCAACAAGGTAATCGGTGCAAGGTTCTATGGCACTCCCGATAAGGAGTACATGTGCCACGCCGTCGAGGCCGCACGTGAGGCGGGTGTCATCAGCCCGGACGAGTTCTCAGCCACCCGCCAAGCCATTGACGAGTACATGGGGCTGATTTCCGACACCGGCGGCTCCATGGCGTATGCGCTGTATGCCTCCCGCCTCGGGAATCCCGACGGCTTACTCCCCCCTAAATGGTGCGTGCTGCACGGGGTTAAGTTCTACCTGAACTGGGCGAACCGCCCGATGCCGTCGCGGCTGCACTCGCAGACCGAAATTTATGTCGATTAGGAGAGACCAATGAACCAGCACCTCGCGCGTATTCTCGTGCACGGCTACAAGGCCATGATCAAACGCTACTTGGCGATGCCTGCCTTCAAGGGCGTCCGCATCTTCACCGTGGGCAAGCAAGACGACGCGCCCCAGACACTGCATGCCCTGCGTGAGTACGTCGAGGAGCACGGTCGCCTCATCGTAGCGTTGGAGCACGGCGAGACCAGCATCTACGGCGATGCCAAGGCGAACGCCTGGTTCCGTGCCTTCCACGACCTGGGCCACCTCGTGTACAACCGAGAGATGACCTACGAGGAGGAGGTGCAACTGGCCCTGACCCAGTGGGGCGACCTACGCCTGGTATTCCAGCGAATGGGCGCCACCGAGAACTTGCTGCAAGACCTGTACCGCCTGTACCTGTTCGACACGGTAGGTCAGAGCCGGTACTGCCTGCTAACCGGCAGGTTTCCGCATGACCAGACCGCCTTCGCCGATGCCCTCCACCATGTGCTTGATTGGGAGATGGATGCCGGCGACGTGCTCACAGGCGTTGACATGCTCGTAAAGCACGGTCTGTTCCCGGAGGAGGTATGATCTACCTGTACCTGTTCTCGCTGCTGTGGAGCCTCTCTGCGTGGGCGCTTCTCAGCTTCCGCACTGGCGAGAAGTTGATCTGGAACCTATTCGATAGCGCAGTAGTAGCCGGCCTGCTCACCACGATGCTCGTTGAGTATCGCTGGTGGGTAGGTCTCTGGCAGAACATCATGGAGCACATCAATGCGTAAAGCGAAGTACAGCGTAGGTCAACGCCTGCGAACCGTGCGCGGCCCCGGTGGCGCACTGAACCCCGAACCCCGCTTCCTCGGACACGTAGGTACAATCGTGAAGGTACAGGAGTTCAAGACCTGTCAGCCGGTGTACGTACTGGACTTCGAGAGCTTGGGCGAGGATACCGTCGAGGAAGTATGTCTGGAGGAACCCAGCCATGTACCGTCTCGCTCTCCCGTTCCTGGCGTTATCGTTCGCAATGCCGGGGTGCAGCACGCCGTCTACGGTGCCTAACAATCCCGGCCCGCACTACTCGCGGCACATCAACGAGGCGTTGCGGGTGTGCAACTCCGCTACCCTCGGCGCTATCACAGCCGGCATTATCAGTACGCCGCAGGAGGCCGAGCGCTTCCGGTGGCAGTGTCTTTTCGACAACAAAGCAACCCTGTAAGGAGATACATGGTGAAGAAGCATGAAGGCATTGTGGTCGTGGCGTACAAGCCAGGCCAACCCCGCAGCGAGGTCGTCGCTGCCCTGGAACTTGCCGGCCTCGGCGATGACTTCACCGCCGACGTGCGCTTCAAGCGCCCCGGCAGTGAGGAAGGTGTGGCCGCCAAGGTGAACCTGTACCACGAGGCTGAGGCCCTGGTGCAAGAACTGGAAGACGCCGGGGTCGCTGGTGTCATTTGTCAAGGCGAACACGGCTGGGAGGTCGTATGACGCAGAGGACTTACAAGGGCAAGGTGGCGCCGGGGTGGGCTAAGTACGTGGTGATCGGGCCAAGTAGCGGGCGGGCGTACTGGGCCAACAACAGCTACGCTGTGTGCATAGACTCCGGCTATATGTCAA